ATATTCTCAAAGATCCAACAGGGAATAGGAGATACGTTGTTTTTGACATAAAAAACATAGATAGGTCATATGGCTTCAATATGGACGATAAATTACAAGTTCTTGCTCAAGGGCAGTATTTAGCCAAAAATAAGTTTAAAGCCAGTGAGGACAGCGAGAGAGCCGTTAAACGCTATCTTGATGCTGAGACTCCGATCTCAATTGATGTTGAGGTCATTGAAGCCTTTGACGTGCTTGCTAATCATTTGATACGTTCAGGTGATATCCCAGAATCAACACTTAATAAAGTATTAGATAAATCTTTCTTGCCTAATAGATTTCTATCTGAAATCTTTCTTGAGCTGGGCAAAAGGTTCGGACACAGAGAGAGAAAGATCAAAAGTTACCTTCATAATCGTGGTAATATCATCAAATTTGGATTGAAAACGCAACGTGGCTTCAATTTCATACAGGAAAATCCTCAAGAGACATACCAAGAATACGATCCTGATAACATAGCATTTTAGTAGTTCACTAGCTAATCAGATACCAAAATACTGCATCATTTACCAATATTGGAATACTCTTAATTTCATAACCTATTGAAATTATTAGATGTGCCTTTTTCGGTTACACATGGTTACAAGAAGTTACAAAAAATTTGTAACCTTTTTTATCAATAATTCTAATACTTTATCTAATAGTTACATAGTTACAATTTATTCTAATAGAGTATATATAATATAGTAATAGGAAAAGGGTACTATAGCAATTGTACTCTATAGAGATTCAAAATTAAGTGTAACCGAGGGGTAAAAGTGAGGTAAGTATCTGAAATTATAGGGCAGAAAAGTTACAATTATTCTGTAACTTTTCTGTAACCAAGTGTAACTAAATTTGAAAAGTGATGTAAGCCCCTGGAATTATAGGGCAAGAAAGTTACAATTACAAAAGAAAGCTACAAAAATACTGATAAATTACTGAGTTGTTAAAGTTCCTACCAGATTGGTAGAGTGTATGAAAAGATGTTCTCATAAGCAAGGCATATCAGAATTACTTTTAGGAGTCAAGAGAAAAATATAACTTTTTTGAAAAAAAAACATACCAAGCTTCAACTTGGCATGTGTAGCAAATGAACCTCCATTCATTTTTTTTTCAACTAATTTTATTATACCACAAAACCCATAAAATATAAATATATAAATAAATTAATATTATACTTGACAAGATATAAGATACATGCAATTGTTGATTCATCATGTGTCCTTTGGCAATTAAACGACCTTGCCGAAAAGCAGGTTGTAGAGAACTAACAAGATTCAAGCATGGCTTTTGTATAGAGCATTTTGAAGAAGCCAGAAAATTGAAATGGAAGAAAGTTAGTGATACGGCTAAAAAGGACTATCCTGAAGAGAAGATGTTTTACAACTCTCTGGCTTGGCGAAACAAGCGGAGGGCAATCCTAATCAAATCCCCTTATTGTGTAGTTTGTAGCAGATTGGCAGACATGGTTGATCATATCACACCCATGAGGCTGGGCGGTGATCGCCTGGACAATTCCAATTTGCAATCAATGTGTACACCTTGCCATGATGTCAAAAGACGACAAGAGGCTAAGGATGCACAAAACAAAATAAGAAGGGAAAAATTGCATGGGAAAGCGTGGTTTCAAACCTAAAGCGGCAAGTCTAAAACTGTTAGAGGGAAACCCTGGCGGTAGACCGATTCCTGAACCTCAAGTACAATTCACAGTAGAAAAATTTCCTACGCCCCCAGGGTTCGTACAAGGGAGAGCCTTAGAAATTTGGCGTGAAAAAACTCCTGAACTTGCCCGACATGGATTTCTAACTAAACCTGATTATTACGCCTTTGGTAGATATTGCGACATGATGTCAAAATATGAATTAGCTCTTGAGGATTGCAGAGAATTAGATGACATGATGACAATTAAGCTAGACGGCACAAGTGTAACAACAGCATCTTTTAAGATAATGAAGGAATTAAATGCATCACTTGCCAAATTTGAGAGAGAATTTGGAATGTCCGCAAGTTCAAGAACAAGTATAGAAGCAGATCGCAAAGGTAGAGGTGGGAAAACACAAGAAGAGATAGACCAGGAGGGAGATCCGTTCAATCCAGATGCATAAAATAAAATATGATATTAGAGATACTCGAAACAAAGAGAGAAAATAGGGATGCGGTTCAAGCCCAACAAAATATATACAGCACAGATATAGTAGAAGAAGAGATAGAGCCAAGTGAAGCTGAAATTGAAGAAGAAAGGTTAATGGAAATTGCCGAGAAAGAGGCATACCAGAAACACCTTTTTATTAATAAGTTTCGCATGGAGATGGCAAGGAGGCATGATTACTATTTCGATAGATACGAGGCTAGACGTGTAATCCATTTCTTTGAAAATGAGATGGTTCACGAAAAGGCTGAGTGGGCTGGTAAGCCAGTTCTATTAGAGAGATGGCAAAAGAGAATATTAAGAAGGCTTTTTGGTTGGAAGATTAGAAATAAGAATTTGCCAAAAGAAAGATGGGTAAGAAGATTCAGGACACTATATTTAGAGATCGCTAGAAAGAATGGGAAAAGTTTAATAGCGGCGGGCATAGGTCTTTACATGCTTTACGCCGATCAAGAACCTGGTGCTGAGATAGTTTGTGCTGCTGCTGATACAGAACAAGCAGGGTTAATTTATGATGTTGTAAAGACAAATATAAATACTAATCTCAAGTTTTCAAAGATAACGAAAACAAATTTAAGAACTGCATTTGTTGAGTCTACTAGAAGTAAATTAAAAGTTCTGAGTAGTGAGGCAAAAACAAAACATGGCGGAAATGCCAGTTGTGCAATTATAGATGAATTACATGTACACCCCAACAGGGATTTGATAGATGTAATTATTACAGGAACAGGTGCAAGACGGCAACCATTGACAGCTATACTAACAACAGCTGGTGATGAGATACCTAGCATATGTTGGGAATATCATGAGATAGCTGAGAGTGTTAGAGATGGGATAGTTGACGATCCTAGTTTCTTACCTGTTTTATTTAATTGTGATCCAGGAGATGATTTTCTTGATCCTAAGATGTGGGAAAAAGCTAATCCTAATTTAGACGTATCTATTTATAGAAGTTACTTAGAACGAGAATCTAAAAAAGCGATTACGAGTATAGGATATAGAAATACGTTTAGGCAACTCCACATGAACATTTGGACTTCGGGGTGTGCCAAATGGATGGGGATTGAGAAATGGGGTGCTTGTGCTGGAAATACCCCGATGGAAAGTTTCGCTGGTGAGGATTGTTATATAGGGTTAGATCTATCAGCCACACAAGATTTAACAGCAATGTCAGTTGTGTTTCAGAGAGATGGAAAAAAATATGTATATCCATTCTTTTGGATGCCAGAGGACACTGTTTATGAACGATCAAGAAAAGAGGCATCGAATGTCAAGACTTGGGTAGCTGAGGGATTTTTAGAAGTTACTGAGGGGGCGGTTGTAGATTACAATTATATAATAAAAAAGATAGATAGTCTAAACGAAACTTTCAATGTGAAAGAAATCGCAATGGACAAATGGAACGCAACACATTTGGCAGTTACACTTGATAATGAGGGTTATGAAGTATCGTTTATAACTCAAACTTTTTTGGGTCTATCCCCTTCGAGTAAAGAATTAGAGAAGTTAATTTTAAGTAAGAAAATAGAACATAATAGAAACCCTGTAATGACATGGTGTTTTAGTAACTTAGTAATGAAAACAGATGCGGAGGGAAACATCAAGCCAAGTAAAGATAAAAGTTCAGATCGAATTGATGGCATTGTTTCTCTAATTGTGGCACTGGCTAGAGCGATTGATTATGATGAAGAAGGGTTTTGCACTTTATAGAATAAATTTATGAAATTTTTAGGGGTAAAGTTTTCCAGGGCTAAGGCATCGATAGATACAGATATCTATAGTGATACTTGGGGACAGATAGTGATTGAGGGTGGTAATACTATTACCGTTTCTGAAAATGTCGTGATGCAAGTTGCTGCTGTTTTTGCTTGTGTTCGGATCATTAGTGAAACAATGGCTACTATACCATTTTTTACTTACAAGAGATTAAAGCCAGGGGGCAAAGAGAGAGATTATGATCATGACTTAGATTATATATTTACTACTAAGCCAAACAGGTGGATGACGGCTGTGCCTTTTAAGGAAAAGTTACAACGTGATTTATTACTTTCTGGTAATGCATATTGCCAGATTATAAAGAATAGGAAGGGTGATATTTTAGAGTTGATTCCTCTAAATCCAGATCGTGTAAAAGTAAGCATAGAAAAAGGTAAAAAGTATTATACATACAAAGAGTCGAACGGAGAGGAAAGAAAGTTTAAGGCTAAAGATATATTTCATGTAGTTGGGTTTGGGGATAATGGGATAGTTGGTCGATCTGTTCTTGATATGGTCAGGGCAACTTTTGAAAGTGTTATACAAGCTGATGCACATAGCAATAAGCTCTTAGAGAATGGTGGGATGGTTGGTGGTGTTCTTGAATATCCTAACAAGTTGAAAGAGGACGATGTTAACAAGTTAAGAAAGAAGTGGAGGGAAACACATTTGGGAGCAAAGAACGCTGGTAATGTTGCTATCCTACAACAGAACATGACTTATACGCCTTTAAAAATGAAGGCTTCGGATGTTGAATTATTACAGACAAGAAAATTTGACGTTATACAAATTTGCAGAATATTCAATGTGCCTCCACATAAGATAATGGATTTGACAGATGCACATTATAATAATCTTGAGAGTTCTCAAACTCAGTGGGTAATGGATACTGTCAGACCTTGGTCTGTTAGGTGGGAGGATGCGGTCAAAGGTCAACTACATATATACTTAGAGACTGATAAGACACACAAGAGTGAGTTTCTTATAGATAGTCTCTTGAGAGGTGATACTAAAACTAGAAATGAGGCTTATGCACTTGGTAGACAATGGGGCTTCTTATCGTCTAATGACATTAGGGCAATGGAAAACAAAAACCCAATTGAGGGCGGTGATGATTATCTTGTGCCTGCGAATATGGTTACGACTGAATATCCTCAGTTAAAGAAAGAGGCATTAGAGTTAGAGATAAAAATAAAAGCTGAGGGCGGTGATGATAGTAATAGCGATAGCATAGTTGATGACGATCCAGCGGGTGCGGGAAGTTGGAAAACAACAATTAAGAGTGAGGAAACTATCACAGAGAAAAGATTGCTTGATTCGTATTCTCCTATAGTCAAAAATATAGTTGGTAGATATACAAGACGATTACAGAAAAAAATAATAAGTTTAAGAGATAACTGTGATAATGCAGATTCCTTTATTGAGCAGTTTGATAATTATGTAAAGGATAAAGAAAGAAGCAAAATAAAAGGTGAAGTTAGTTTAATTTTTAGGTCTTTTGAGATTTATCATAATAGAAAATCTGGTGAGCTAGACGGTGCATTAGATAAATTCGTTATAAGTTATGAAAAGGAATCAAGAGATATAGTTTCCGAACTAATGCCAAATTTTAGTGATAAAGAAAAGTTTATTAATTATTGTAACCAGGGGATGTATGCAGTTACAGAAACTTTTTTTGATAGTCATTTTATAAATTTACTAGATGGGGTTAAAGATGCCGAGTAAGATAGAAAGAAGAATGGGAAGTTGCCAAGTTTCAAAGCTGGCAATGGCTGAAAAAAGAGAAGAGGGTGATGTCAAAGGAAATATCTTAACAGGATATACGGTAGTCTTTAATTCTCCAACAGTTATACAATCTTGGTTTGATGAGTTTGAGGAAGAGATCGCACCAGAGGCTTTTGATGATGTTTTGAGAACCGATGATCCAGTTTCTTTGTTTAATCATAACCCCGATAATCTGCTAGGCAGAAAATCGGCGGGGACTCTCAGACTTTTTAAGGATAGTTATGGATTGAAAATCGAAAACGATTTACCTTTTTCGGATATTGGCAAGAGAGTTTTAGAGAGTGTCAAGAGACGTGATCTTACTGGAATGAGTTTTGCTTTTACTATTGAAAAAGAAGAGTGGGTGTGGGGTGATAGAAAAAAAGGAGTATTGGATAAAAGAAGGATTACGAAAATAAAGGAATTATTTGACGTTGGAGTAGTTACCTATCCAGCGTATCCAGCCACAACGGCGGAGATGAAAGCCACAGGTGATATACACAAAAGTCAAAGAGATGCTTGGAATAATAATAATGAAGCCAAGCATAAAGAAGTTTTAGAAAGTCAGAAGCGTATGCGAAATGACGAATTATATTATTACAATACCTTAGCAAAATCAGTTGGTGTTGTTTAATTTTAATATGTTTAAGTTTAGGAGAAAGAAATGGATTTGAAAAAAATGTTAGAAGAAGCTCTAAAGAACTTTAGATCTTTAATGGATAAAGTTAATAGTGAAGCTAGAGATTACAGTGATGAAGAAAAAGTTCAGAAAGAGGATCTAGGTAAAGAAATTGAAAGATTAAAAGTTGCTATAGAAGATGAGAAGAGAGCAATTGAGACTGAAAATTTCCTTAACCAGCCTACTGCTGAGCCAATCGCACCTATTGATAAACCTGCTACACGATCCCAAGTTAAAGTTGATGTTGTAAGAGATGAGAAAGATGATGACAAAGGAGAGTATAGAAGCCAATTTGACGGTATGGGTGATTTTCTAAAGTCAGTTAAACGTGCTGGGACTAGTGGCATTGTTGATAAAAGATTGATGGACGAACATAGGGCGGCTGCTGGTCAAAATTCTGCAATTGGTACAGATGGTGGTTTTCTATTATCACAACCAGTTTCAGAAACATTGATGAGAAAAACTTTTGAGACAGGTATACTTTCCAGGAGATGCAAAAACCTAACTCTTCCTAAAGGTGATACTTACAGCATGACAATGTTGAAAGAGAACTCAAGAGCAGATGGTTATCGTGCAGGTGGATTGTCTGTATATTATGCTGGTGAAGCTGAGGCAATGACTGCTGCGACTGCCGATCATGAGAAACTAGACTTTAAACTTAAAAAGTTAACAGGTCTTTCTTATGTAACAGATGAACAACTTGAGAATGAAGATACTCTATCTCAAGAACTTCATGAGTCTTTTCCGCAAGAGTTTGGTTTTAAGATTGATAGCTCAATTTTAACTGGACTGGGTGCAAAAGATCCTCTTGGTTGGATGAATTCGCCATCTAAAGTTACCGTTGATGAGGTTGCAAATCAGACTGCTAAGACAATTAACTTTACTAATATTGTTAATATGATTTCGAGATTGTGGAGCAGGTCAGCACCTAACGCTGCTTGGTTTTTCAATCAAGATATTTATCCTCAATTGCTACAACTGGCTTTTCCAACTTCGTCTTTGCCGTTGTGGTTACCTGGAAATAGTATAGCTGGACAACCTCATAATACTCTTATGGGAATCCCGATTTTTCCAATCGAGCAAGCTAAAACATTAGGTACTGAGGGTGATATAATCTTAGCTGATTTATCGCAATATCAATTAATAACAAGAGGTGGGATTAAGTCTGATTCTTCTATTCATGTGCAGTTTCTAACAAACCAAACTGCATTTAGATGGACTATGAGAATCGATGGACAACCTTTGTGGATTTCTGCACTTACACCTGCTGAGGGTACAGCGACTTTAAGTCCTTTTATCACATTAGCAGTAAGAGCGTAATTTTTTTTCTTAGCTTGGTTTATACTGGGCTAAGTTTATTTATTTTTTTTAGGAGACAATATGAACGGTTTAATTAGCGAAAATTTTAAGATAGTTAAAGGTCTAGCACCTTCTGCTGATATAAATAATGGCAATCCAGCTACCGATGTTTTTAATATCGGTACTGCTTCGAAAGCTCTTATTTTTTGTCATCAAAATTCTGCTAGTACTGGGACGGCAACTATAACAGTTGAGGCTTGCACAAATTTTGCTGCTGCTGGTGCGACTGCTATTCCTTTTTACTCTAGGGAAGTTCCCGATGGTACTAGTGATACCATGTCCGCACTTGTTCGCACAGCTGCGACAGGTCTTACTACTATAGCAGGGAAAGATGTAATTAAAGTTCTTGAAGTTCTTGCAAGAGATGTTCCAGTTGCAAGTCCTTATTTGAGAGTTCAATTAACTGAGGTTGTTAATGCTGCGGTTATAGGAAGTGTTACGATCATGCTTGAGTCAAGAGTCAAGAGTGATGTGATACCTACTGCAATTGCTTAATTAATTATTTAACATTTTGGTTAGGCTTTTTGCCTAGCCAATTTTATTTATTATTATGGAAAAAAAATTAAAAGTTCAAATTTTCGCAAGACCTTTGACTAGCAGAACCGCTACTTATAGACCAAACTCTATTTTATCTTTGCCAGAAAGCGAGGCTAGAGAATTAATACGGTCAGGTGGTGCGAGGTTAGTTGACGATGTAAACCCCAGGGCGATGGTAGAAAACACAACTCAAACGCCTGGTGTTGTTCGTAACTTATCCGATGCTAGTATTGAGCAAAGAGAAGCTTCAAAAGCAGAAATACCTAAAACTAAAAAAGGTAAAAAATAATGGTGATAAAGAGAGTTACAGCACCAGCCACAGATGCAATTTCATTAGCAGATGCCAAGAATCACTTAAAGATATTGACTGCTGAGACTGAGGACGATGCTTTAATTACAAGAGTTATACAATCTGCTACTGAGATGTTTGAGAGACAATGCAAGAGAGCATTAGTTACTCAGACTTGGGAGCTTTATAGTGATCAATTCAAGGAAGAGTTTCGTATATTCAAGTGTCCTATTCAAGCGATTAATTCAGTTAAATATTATGACACAGATGCAACTTTACAAACCGTTGCCTCTACTGAATACTTTCTTGATAATGTATCCGAGCCAGCGAGATTAATTTTTAAGGGTAGTTATATTTTTCCTACTATAGAAGAATATAGACCTAATGGATTGATAATAAATTTCGATGCTGGATATGGTGCTGCTGCTACAATACCAAGTGATATAGTTACATGCTTGATGCTGTTATTATCACATTGGTATGAGAACAGGGAGGCGGTTGTTATCTCAAATTGGTCTGTTCAAGAATTGCCTATAGCTGTTCAAACTTTTATTGAACAATACGACATCTATACTTTTGGATCATCGGAGTATGCATAATGCTGATAGGCAGAAAAAGAAGGCGGATTACTGTTCAAAGGCAGAACATAACAAGGTCTAGTGATGGTGGCGAAATAATTGCTTGGGTGGATCGTGTAACCGTATGGGTGCAAGTTACACCTTTGAAATATAAATTTTTAGAGCATTTTGAATTTAGAGCAGATAGATATATCGCTGGAAGATTAGATGAATTTATAATTAGACATAGAACGGATATAGAGTTCACAGATAGAATTGTTTATGAAGGATTATATTATAATATAGTGTCAATGGACGAGGTTAATTTTAGACGTGATTTAAGAATCACAGCAAGATGGAATGACACAAGCACGGCCACAACAGCATGATAACAGTTGATATAAAAGGATTAGATGAGATAGAAAAGGCAATCGGTCAGTTAGAGGTTAAGATGAGCAAGAATTATATGAGCCGATCTTTAACTGCCTCCGCAAAAATAGTTGTTGATGAGGTCAAAGCACAACTAAACAAGTCTACGACAAGGAGAACTGGGAATTTATATAATTCTATAGGGATTGTTTCCAGGAGTAAAAAACATGCTGCTTTTAGATTTGTAAGTCCTAGAAGAACAGGTGATGGTAAAGGTTTTCATGCACATTTAATTGAGTATGGACATGCGAAAGTTTTGTGGGGTAAAAGGATGGGCGGTCAAAGAGTAAAAGCAATTCCATTTATGCGACCTGCTTATGATTTAACATCTGGTCAAGTAGTGAGTACTTTTATTCAAAAGTTTAAGGGTTTAATGCCGTGATTGAAGATGCATTATTTGGTTTTTTATCTACACAGACAGTTGTAACAAATTTGATTGGTGCTGGTGCTGATTGTAGATTATACCCTGATAAGTTTAAGCAAGGTGATACAATGCCTTGTGTGATGTTTGAAAGAATATCTACACCGAGAGATAGGACAACGGACAGCAAGGTGATGGCACACCCAAGATTTCAGTTTAATATTCTTGGTAAGGATGCACTGATATGTAGACAAGTTTCTAGTGCAATCGAGAGTGTATTAGATAATTACAATGGTACTATGGGCGATCAATATATATGTGCAAGTTTCCTTATGGACGAAACAAGTTTTTTTGAAGAGACAGGAGAAAACCATGAACGAAACATGGATTTTATAATTTGGCATAAGCCAACTGCGTAAAAAAAGAAATTAATTATTTAGATTTTAGGAGAAATAAAAATGGCTAAATCAAGAGGGTCTACAGGATTCGGAACTCTAGTAAAAAAAGGTGATGGCGGAACAAAATCAGATTCCTCAATCGGTGCTGGTGCTGCTGGATTTGATTTGACAGCACAAACCGCTGGTGCTGCTGGTGATTCAATTACATTTGAAATTGATACTAGTGCTGCTGCTACAGTAATTGCTATTGATGTTACTGGAACTGCAATCACGTTAGTGCCAGTTGGTTCAATTGGAACACCAACATCTACAGCTTTGGAATGTATTGAAGCTTTAAATGCAGATGATGATGTTTGGGCTTTAGTAAAAGCTACTTTAACGAGTGGTAGTGCTGGAACAAGTGCGGTTGCAACTTATGCACTTGCTGCATTGTCGGGCGGTGTTGCTGAGGTTTTTACATCTATTAAAGAAGTAAAAGATATTACACCAGGTAGTTACACAACTGAGATGGCTGATGCTACTCATAACGAAAGCCCAGGGTCGTATCGTGAATTTAAAGCTACATTTGTTGATGGCGGACAGCTTACATTCACAGCGAACTTTTTAGTTGATGATCCAAACCATGATTCTTTGTATGATGATTTGGAAGCAAGAGAAGAAGTAAACTTTCAGATAGTTTGGGGTAATAGTGAGTTGAATAAAATTTGGCAACTAGGTGGATTTATTGAGGGGTTATCGCCTCAAGCACCAATGGCTGATATGATTACACTTGATGTTACAATCAAGATCACTGGTTCAGTAGATAGAACTGCTACATGATAAACATGTAATGGTAAAAAAAATATTGTAGTAAAACAAATATAGGAGATATGACATGACAGAGAAGAAGGAAACAAAAGAAATAGAAGCTGTAAATGCAGATAAAGTGATTACAGAGGAAGGTGATAAGGTCGTTATTGGGATTGAGACATATAATGCTAGGTATACTATGTATTCTATTATTAGAATACAAAAAGAACATAACATTAATGTTCTCAAGTCTGATTTCTTCCAAGGCGATGCCGATCCACATCTCCTTACTGTAATGTTATGGGGTGCATTAATTCAAGATTGTCCAACTTTAGATTTTGACGAATTTACAAAAAAACTTAGTATCAGCCATATCATGAAATATAATGAATTGGTTGCAAGGGTTTTTGAGCAAGGGATAAACCCCGATGGAGTTGAAAAAAAAAATCGAGAGCAAAAGAGGGCGGAGAAGAAAGTGAAAAAATAGATTACTTGACGATGTATGCGATTGCTTTATATGATTTTGGATTGACGAAAAAGGAGTTTTACGAATTATCATTTGCTCAGTTTTCTGCCTTGTCTGCTCGACATGAATCTAAGTTACACTTAGAGGACATGCAACATGGTTATACTAGAATGATGTTGACAGCACCACACAGAAAAAAGTCATCTGCTAGATTAAAGATAGCTGATTTTCTTTTGTTTGGTCAAGAAGAAGAGAAAAACGAAAGTGATATGATGACAAGCGTGGATGGTTATTTACATGCAATGTCAAGAGGTAATAAGAAAAGAGAGGAGGCAAAAAATAAAGTTAAAGAGAACGAACGGCAAGCTCTACTATCAGAGATAAGAAGAAAGAAAAAACTAACTAAACAAAATAAATAAAAAATGGCAGTAAAGGTAGGTACAGTATTCATTAACATTGCGGCAAGCA